TCTCCGCCTCCTAACTCCTATGGGGAATTAGGCTCTAGCAGATTAACTGCAATTCGTGATCCAGTTCCAGAACTAGGGAACAGGAACGCAGAACTACAAACTTACCGGAGAATGATTCGCGGAGATGTTTCAGTAAGAGCATCTTTACGCGCTGGTAAGTCTACCATTCTCGGTGCGGAATTCTATATTGATCCGTACAGCGAGGCAGTAGAGGATATGGTTGTTGCAGAGTTTAACTCTGACAACATCTTCCACGGAATGAACTTACCGTGGCTCAAGACTCTAGAAGGAATTGTACGTTTCTTAGAAAATGGTTTTTCCTTCTTTGAGGAAGTCTACGAACTTAGAGAATGGGCACCTCGCGTATCTAAGCCGGGTGCTAATCTTGCGAAGTATACAATGCTTCGTAAATTAGCTGAACGTCCTGCACGGACAATTATTGGCTTTGAGTATGACGACAATGGTGGTCTGAATGGAATTACTCAGAACGCTATTGGTGCAGACAACAGAGTTAAAGAAGTAACCATCCCTATTACAAAGGGACTTTTGTTTACCTTTGAAGGGGATGGACAAGCAGAAGGTGAGTCGATTCTTCGACCTGCTTTCCGAAACTGGTATTACAAAGATAAGCTTTACACGATTGACGCAATTCAGAAGGAACGTCATGGTATTGGCGTACCCGAAGTCGAGGTTCTTCCTGGTGCTACTACTGCTGATAAAGCACTAGCAGAAGAACTCGCAGCAAACCTACGAACTAACGAACGAGGTTATATCGTTCGACCGTCTACATTGACGGTAGGCTTTGCCGAGGTTAAAACTAATCTCGTCGATGCACTAGAATCAGCACTTCATCATGATAACCAAATCATGAAGAACATTCTAGTGCAGTTTATCAATCTAGGTCTTGATGCTTCTGGTGGTGGACGAGCAACAGGTGCAACAGCCTTCGATATGTTTATGAAGGCAATGGCATACATTGCGAATATGATTTGTGATTATTTCAATATGTATACCATTCCACGCCTGACAGCTTATAACTTCCCTACAAATAGATTCCCACAAATGATGGCTAAGAATATTGGGGAATCGAAAGAGAATCAGCAGTGGTCCTCAATGATTAAGAATCTTCTTGAATCACAGGGAATCACTCCTGATATGCCACTGGAACAGCATTTGCGTAAGGTGGCAGACCTACCAAAGAAAACAGAACCAAGACCTGAACCGATTGATAATAATGAACCCGCCGACGGAGATATTAAGAAAACAACTTCTCCGAATGGTGGAGCAGGTAATCTACCAAAGGGATCGGACCCGGAGTAATGAATTATGTCTGATGCCGAAGGTAGAGCAAAAGATAGATCAGACGCAGGAACTAATGCAGCACCCATTTATGAAGGTCCATCAAGAGATGCTCTCGAAGGTTGGAGACGTATCACACCTGCAATTGTCGAAAGTCTTGATGAAACATTCGAAGAAGTGATAGCTAAACAGGCAGGTAGACGTGAAGTATGATAACATTTTAAATCGGATTTACAGTTCTCCGTGGATGATTACATCTGAGGGTTTAGATGTAGTTCTTCAAATTATCGACAGGAGATTAGAAAATGTTAAGCTTAGTGAAGATGAGTTAGCTGTTCTGCGTGATCGTAGTAAAGCAGAAGAACTAACCCTTCCTTCCACGCCTAGCATTGCAGTATTACCAATTCACGGTTCTATCTTCCCGAAGGCAAATCTAATGTCAGCTTTTAGTGGTGGAACTAGCCTCTCTAAGTTGAAGTCAGATTTCAACCAGTTGATGGAATCGGAAATGGTAACAGGTATTCTGCTTGATATTGATAGTCCTGGTGGACACGCAGATATGGTTAAAGAAATGGCAGACGTGATTTTTGAAGCACGTCAGTCAGGTAAGAAACCAATCCATGCAATTGCTAATTCTCTTTGTGCTTCCGCAGGTTATTACCTCGGATCACAGGCAGAAAGATTGTATGCAACTCCATCAGCTATCGTCGGTTCAATTGGTGTAATTGCAGTTCACACTGATGAGAGTAAGAAGGAGGCAGACGAAGGAGTTAAAAGAACAGTTTTAACAATGGGTGATTTTAAAGCAGATGGTCACCCATCTATGCCTTTGTCTGATGGTGCGAAGCAGCGTAAGTTAGAGAACATGAAGGAGACTTACGATCAGTTTGTTTCCGATGTTGCCCGTGGTCGTGGAGTAACCACGGAAGATGTTGAAGCATCATACGGAAATGGTGGAGTTCTATATTCTAAGAAGGCCCTCGAAAGGGGACTGGTAGACGGAATCAATACTATTGAGCAAGTTTCTCAGTTGATGTTAGGTAGTAATAGAAGTAAGAATGCGTTACGTAACGGTAATTCGAATCGAGGAGTTACAATGCCTGAGCTTACTCCTGAGACACTAGAGATTCTAGGTCTTAGCGAGGATGCAACAGACGATGAACTCAATGCAGCTATTGGTTCATTGGCAACAACTCCTGCACCTGCACCAGTTGCTCCTACAATTCCAGAGATTACTCCTGAGTTTGAAAAGGCGTATCCTGAAATTGCAGAGCAGCTTAAAGCAGATCGGGAAACAGTTGCAACACTTCGTGCACAGGGACGAATTGATGCAGCTAAGTTGTTTGCTTCTGGATATGAGGAATTCGTCAGTGAGAAGGGTAAGACTGGTTTTGGTTTCTCAGGGCTAGCTCTTACTCAGGTTGAGGAAATGCATCTTAAGATTGCAGATGGTCTTATGTCTCATGATGATCTTAAGGCATTCCTTGATAACGTTGCATCCGGTAGTGGTGTAGTTGATTACAAGGAACACGGTTCTAGTCGTGGTTCTGAGCCAGATGAGATTAATGTTGAATCTGCACATGAAGCTGGCATGGAAGTACGTCGGCTCGCCGAAGCATTGCAGATTGAATCAGGAAACTCATATGGTGATTGTCTTGCAGCAGTAATGAAGAATCCTGAGCATAAGGGTTTAGTTGATCTTTATAATTCAGGACGACAGGCCCGCCCTACTCATAATTCGGGTGGTGACAACTAATGGCCGAAGGTGGTAATGACCTTCTAAGCTTAGGTTTTGATGCAGCAACTATTCTAGTTGCATTCACAGCCGTTAAGCTTTCAACTGATATGGCAGTTACACCTGTTACTGCCGAAGGTGATATGTGGATCGGCATTAATCAGTGGGCAGTTTCTGCTGCTGAAATTACTGCTGGTAAGGGTGCAAGTGTTCGACTCGCAGGAACTTCACTTGTTAAGGTTGGTGTAGGTGGAGTAACTCGTGGTACTTCTGTTGTTTGTGATGCAGCTGGTTTAGCAATTGCAACTAATACTGGTGGTCGTCCGATTGGTATTGCAATGGTTTCGGGTGTCGCTGGTGATCTTGTTCCTGTCCTTCTAACTCCTGGCTTGCCAGTAGCAGCATAAGGGAGGTGAGATAAATGGCTTATGATCCACAGCAGCTATACATTGATCCTATTCTGACTGGCTTTTCTACAGGCTACGAGGAACAGACTTTGTATGGTACACGTCTCGCTCCCGAAATGCGTGTAGGTTCAAAGAGCGCACGTTATCGCGTATTCGATCGTTCACATTGGCTGATTTATCGTTCACGCCGTGAGCCTGGAACTTCGGCTCGCACGATCGGTCCGCGTAAGTGGAGTGAAGATACTTACAAGACACAGCAGTATGCACTTAAGCAGTTTGTTACTGATGAAGAACTTCGTGAACTTCGTTCGGAGGGTGGTCTTGCTGATGATTCAGTCGGTGGAGACTTACAGATTGATCCTGCGCGCGAAGCAGTAGAAGATACAACTGGTTCACTTTTGCGTGAGCATGAGCAGCTTGTTGCTTCTCGTTTCCGCAACACTGGTAACTATGCAGCAGGTCACACTACTGCATTAGCTGGTGCTGCTAAGTGGTCTGATTACACCTATGTAACTGCTGGTATTCCTGAGTCGGTTGTTTCTAATCCGGTTGCGGATATCAAGGCAGCAGTTTTCAAGGTGTATCTTGATACTGGTCGTTGGCCAAATACGATGATTATTCCGATTGACGCTCTTGGCGTTATTGAGGGGCATCCTCGTATTGTTGATAGGTTCAAGAACTTTGCATTGACTGATCCAGAAGCATGGAAGTCTCTGCTGAATGTTCCTGCACCTGCAAACTTCTTCGTTGTAGACTCTAAGTATAATGCAGCACAGAATGTTTATGCTACAGAGTCTATTACTTCGTTCTGGGGTCAGGACGTTTGGATCGGTCTTGTTGATCCTACTCCTGGTCAGCGAACAAAGACGTTTGCTAAGACGTTCGTTTATCCGCAGCCTAACGGTGAGATTCGCGCAGTTGATACATGGCGTGATGAGGATATTCGTTCCGACTGGTATCGTACAACGTATGAATACGATGTGAAGATCGTTTCTAACGTTGCTGGTTATCTCATCCAGACCGCAGTTGCGGCTGTATAAGGAAAGGAGATAACTTACAATGGCTACCATGTACGCTTGGACAGACATTAAACATGCTGAGGGTACTCTTAAAGCTGGTGATACTGCTACTGCTAAGAAGCTAGGTATTGAGGATGAGGAGTTCGATCAGCTCGTAGAAGCTAGGGCTATTCGTTCTCGTAAGTATCCTGATATGCCTGCTGATTTCACTGGTTCTCCAGTTGATTTCGTAATTGCAGAGCATCGTAAGCAGCTTGAAGATGTTGAAGATGTTATGCTCGGTGAACTTGAAGCAGTTCAGGAAGCTGAGGATGCAACTTCACTAGAGGATGAAGAAGTTAAGGAGGACAACTAGTAGTAGGGGGAGCAATCCCCCTACTATTATCTCATCATGTTTGAGTATATTTATCCTCCATTAATTGCGTTATTTTCAACCATCGCTGTGTTAGCTTGGGGATGGTCCTTGCATCTTAACTATAAGCATAAGTTAGACAAGGAAAAAGATAATGGCCTTCGCTAGCACAAATGATGTTAACGCACATCTACCGGATGATAAAGCTCAAGGTAGTGATGAGGATTACGAGTCCTTACATATTGATGCTGAACGGTTGATTGTCGGGAGACTGGCATCAACCGTTCAGTATTCAATTATGGTAGATTGGGATACTCCAGAAGATACACCTGGAATCATTCGCCACATTTCAAGTTTGATTGTTGCAGCGAAATTCTATTCAAAGCTTGCTGCTGAGGATGAAGCAGACGGATCACAATTTGCAAATGACTTGTATAATCAGGCTTTGATGGAGATTGATAAAATCCTATCAGGAGCTACTGTAATTATTGGTGTCGATGGTGAACCTATCGACCTCGATATTACAAGTGATTTGCGTTTCTATCCTAACGCAGCAGCACCTGATCCATTCTTCGCAATTGCACAAGAGTTTTCTTAATGCCTTTTATTGCAACTGACTTTGGACCACCACTCCAAGTAGTTGGTCAGTTCAACGCAGTTGAAGTTCAGCTACTTAACTTCGATGAAGCAGCAGTAGAATTAACAAGTCTAGCTCGTTATATCGAACATGCTGAATTACCATTAAGAGCAGTTAAAAGGATTGCACGTGATGATATTCGGGAAAGATTTGAGACAGAAACCGATCCTGACGGAGACGGATGGTTTGATCTTGAACCTAGTTACGCAAAGCGGAAACAACACGAAAAAGGGTTCGAGCATCCAATCCTTACCAGGGACGGAGAACTTAAGCGTAAGGCTACTGCTGATTCAGCCTTCGTAGTTGGTGGAGATACACTCTTTTATGATACAAGTGAATTGCCTGAATACTGGAGAGTTCATCAAGAAGGATCAGTTGATTTCGGTGCATCTTTCCACGCATCAGCTAATCCTGATCCTAACTCTCCTACAGTAGAAGGACAGCAGAATATTCCTCCTAGACCTTATATTGGTATGAGTGTTAAAGCGGAAGCTAAGGCACTTGAGTTATTCGATATTTGGTTTAGTGAGGGAATTGAAATGGCTACACGAAAGTTCCACGTAGGTAGTTCGGGAGTTCTGCACCAGAGAATTGGCGGCAGAATTGGCCCAGGTATTGATATTGACAATCCAGACTTTGTATGAGTCAGTTAATCTCCACAATTCCAGATGCGGTCGATATGGTCGCAGCCAAGCTAACTCAGAATCAAGGTCAGTTAGGTCTTAACTATGTAGGTGCTTATGATGAAAAGCGGATTCCAAAGTATCCTGCTGTAGTATTAGTACCTGGTCCACTCAATAAGGAAATCCACTCTACACACACTTTTGAAGTAATCATGACAATTGATTTGTATGTATATCATGCAAATCTTACCTTAAAGAAAAGAACTAGATCAAAGGAGGACTTAAAGCTAGTAACAGATATCGAAACCTTATTGGAGACTGATTTCCAATGGTTTGCTGATCCTTTAGATTTGGAAACAGCACAGTTAATTTTTGGTTATGTAGCAGAAATTAGACCCGGTTCCATCCAGCCAAATGCGAACAAGTCTAGTTTAGTAATTGGTACGAGAATTGCATGGCGAGGTTTATCACAGCGGAGGTTCCACGCAAATGAAAGTTGAATTTTATAATCCTGAAATGCCGGAAGGCATGGAGGTTGAAGTAGGCGGAGTTCTTCTAGTTAATGGTGGAGACTCCGTTGAAATTACTGAGGAAGATGAAGCAAAGTTCTTGGCCAATCACGGACGAGAACTAAAAGAGCATTTCCTCGGTAATCAGTTTATGAAAGTTGGTAGTCAGAAGGGTAAAGTTGTATATTTAGATCAGGAAGATGTTGTGGAGGATTTTGAGCCACACCCGGAATTATCAGATGAGCCAACAACTGAAAGCCCTGAGAAAGAAGGTGAATAGTTAATGCCGCCTGGAATTGGGGCTACCGGGTTTATCGGTGTTGCCCAGGAAGTTACAATGGGTACATATGTTGCTCCGTCGGTATATGTCCCTGTTCTTAGAGAGACACTTAAGTATACTGAGGATAAATACTATTCTCAGCAGTTGCGTCAGCAGGCAATGGATTCAGAAGTTAAGCCAGGTTACTATCATGTTGAAGGCGAAATCGAAATGGAAGTGGATACTAATGTATTCCTTCTTTTCTGCTACGCCTCTCGTCATGCTATTGTTAAAACTGGTGCAGGCCCTTATGTCTATACCTTTACTCCTACAGTTGCAGGTTCTACCTCGACTGGCGCAGGACAGGTACAAAAGACACTTTCCATTACTGCTGTAAGAAATGGTATTACGTTCGGTTTCACAGGTTGCACAGTAGGACAGTATGAGTTCACAATTGATGATGCTGTTCTTAAGTGCACAATGTCAATTCTTGGTCTTGCTGAGGCAGATCAGTCACTTCCTACAGCATCTTGGGTTGCTGCCGATCTACTTGGTGCAGACTCTCACAACATCTATACTGGTGCATCCGGTATTACTCCGACATTTGCACAGGTCGAAGATTTCAACGGATTCACTTTCAACATCAACCACAATGCAGAAGCTCAGAATCGTATTAAGTCTCAGCGTTCTGCAAGTTATGTTAAGTTCGGAAAGACTGATCTTGAAATTCGTTCCGAACTCGACTTCGTTGATAAGACAGAATACACTAACTTCAAGGCTTCCACGACAAAGGCTATTAAGCTAGAGTCAACAGTTGGTGGTGGAGCTTACTC